ATCCGGTCCAGTCGGCCCTGCGACACGGCGCGGATGCCGCGCGACGGTTCGCTGACGGATCTGCTGGTCGCGGCAGGGCCCGACGCGCCGGTGGTGGTCGAGGATTGCACGGTCGACTGGCGCACACGTCACCACTATTGCGTCACCGGACCCCAGCATCTGCGCTTCTTCGCCGGGATGGCGGTGACGGACGCCAGCGGCGAGGTGGTCGGCGGCCTGTCGTTGATGGATGACCAGCCGCGCGAGCCGCTGAACGCGGCGGAGCTGGAGCAGCTGCGCCTGCTGACGCGCATGGCCGGCGACGTGATGGACCAGATCAACGCCGTGCGGGTGCAGGGCGAGCAGCTGGAGATGCTGCGCCTGGCCGAGGAGATGTCGGGTGTGGGCCACTGGCGGCTGGACGCCGTCGGGCGGACGCTGCAGCTCTCGGACGAGGTTTACCGCATCTATGGCGTGACGCGGGAGGGTTACACGCCCGACTTCGAGACCGCCGTCGACTTCTATCATCCGGAGGACCAGTCGAAGGTCCGGACGCTGATCCGCCATTCGCTGGATACGGGGGAGCCCTATCGCGCGCGTCTGCGCCTGATCCGGGCGGACGGCGTGGAACGGCTGGTCGACGCCTACGCCCACGCCATGAAGGGCGAGGACGGCAAGGTCGAGGCGTTGTACGGCGTATTCCAGGACGTGACCGACGCCGAGGCCCTGCTGGTCAAGGCGCGCAAAAACGAGGCGCGCTATCGCCTGCTGGCCGAGAACACCGGCGACGTCATTACGCGGGTGAACGGCGAGGGTCGGAGCAAATACATCTCGCCCGCGATCAAGGCGCTGCTGGGGTGGACGTTCGAGGAGATGTCGGGACAGTCGACCGACTATGTCTATCCCGAGGATCGGGCGCCCCTGCTGACGGCCATCCGCAAGGCGATCAAGACCGGCAAGCAGACGCGCCTGGAACACCGGGCCGTGCATCGCGACGGGCGGGTCATCTGGGTCGAATGCAGCTTCCAGCCGATCGGCGGCGACGAGGTGGTGGTCGTCATCCGCGGCATCGACGAGCGCAAGCGGCTGGAGGCCGAACTGCGCGAGGCGCGCGACCGGGCCGAGGCGGCGGCGCACAGCAAGAGCGAATTCCTGGCCAATATGAGTCACGAGCTGCGTACGCCCCTGACCAGCGTGATCGGCTTCTCGGGCCTGTTGCAGGCCAGCGGGACGCTGGCGGGCGAGGAGCGTCGCTATGTCGATCGCATCTCGACGGCCAGTCAGGCGCTGCTGGCGGTCATCAACGACATCCTGGACTATTCCAAGCTGGAAGCCGGCGCGGTCGAGGTGGAGCCCCTGCCGTTCGGTCCGCGCGCCATGGCCGAGGCCACGGCGGCCCTGGTCGAAAGCCAGTGCGCGGACAAGGGGCTGGCGCTGACGCTGGCGCTGGACCAGGCCCTACCGGAGACGGTCATGGGGGACGAGGGGCGCATCCGGCAGGTGCTGCTGAACTTCCTGTCGAACGCCGTGAAATTCACCGGCATGGGCGGGGTCACCGTGGCGCTGAGCCATGCGGACGGGCGGTTGCGGGCCGAGGTTCGGGACACGGGCATCGGCGTGCCGGCCGACAAGCTGGACCAGCTGTTCGAGCGCTTCACCCAGGCCGACGCCTCGACCACGCGCGTCTATGGCGGGACGGGGCTGGGGCTGGCGATCTCGCGCCGGCTGATCGAGATGATGGGCGGCCAGATCGGGGCCGAAAGCCGGCCGGGCGAGGGATCGACCTTCTGGTTCGAGCTGCCGGCGCCGACGGCGCAGCGGCAGGCGCAGGCCGTCGAGCCGATGGCGATGGAGGATCTGCCCGGCGCGGCGCGCATCCTGATGGCGGACGACGCCCCGGCGAACCGCGAGCTGGTGACGGCGATCCTGAGAGGGATGGGCCTGTCGATCGACGCGGTCGAGGACGGGGCGGCGGCGGTCGAGGCGGCGCGGACCGGCGCCTATGACCTGATCCTGATGGACGTGCACATGCCGGTGATGGACGGGCTGGACGCGACGCGGGCCATACGCGCCCTGCCGGGACCGGCCGCGCGAGCGCCGATCGTGGCCCTGACGGCCAATGTGCAGGCCGAGCATGTGCGGCGCTGCCTGGACGCGGGCATGGACGACCACCTGGCCAAGCCGGTGGAGTTGCGGGCGCTGGCGGCGGCGCTGTCGCACTGGCTGGGTCAGGGCGCGCGGGAGCGGGACACGGCGCTGAGCGCCTGATCCCGCCGAACGGCGCCGCATCGCGCGGCGCGGACATGATGGCCGGCGCGGAAAAACCGTGCCGGTTCAAGGCCTTGACAAATCCTCGATCCCTTTGGCGCGCCTGAGGACGCCGGCGCCGTAGTCTTTGGGCATGACGGAAGAAACCGATCACCGGGACGGCCCGACGCAGGGCGCCCCGCAGGACGCTCTGACGCGGGCCAGGCGCACCGCCGTCTGGCTGGACGCGGTACAGGACAAGCTGATGGCGCTGATGGATCTGGCGGTGATCGAGCTGGAAGATCCCGACACCAAGGGCGACAAACTGATCGCCCTGGATCGCAGGGTCCGGGCCATCGGCAATCTGGCGCGCGCGGCCAAACAGGTCGCGGCCCTGACGGACGCGCGCCCCATCCCCGAGGACGAGATGAGCGACGACAGTGACAGCGAAGACCCCGCCGAAATCCAGCGACTGCGCGCCGAACTGGAGTCTCGTTTCGAGCATCTACGCGGGGTGTACGAACGCAAGCGACGCGACGCAGGACTTGAGCCTGAAGACGCTTCGACGACTTTTGGCCTCGGCGTCCCGCCTTCATGACGAACAGGCGCCGCCGGTGGTCGACTGGCGGACCTGGCTGCTGCTGGGCGGGCGCGGGTCGGGCAAGACCTTCGCCGGCGCCTTCTGGCTGAGCCGGGTGGCCGAGTCGGGGCCGTTCAACCTGGCGCTGGTGGGGCCGACCCTGCACGATGTGCGCGAGGTGATGGTCGAGGGGCCGTCGGGGTTGAAGGCCCTGGCCGCTGGCGACCGGCCGCGCTGGGAGGGCGGGCGCAAACGCCTGGTCTGGACCAGCGGGGCGACGGCCTACGCCTTTTCCGCCGAAGACGCAGACAGCCTGAGGGGGCCGCAGTTCCATGCGGGCTGGGCCGACGAATTCTGCGCCTGGCGCGAGCCGGAGCGGGTGCTGGAGACCCTGAGGTTCGGGCTGCGGCTGGGGCCCGGTCCGCGACTGGTGGTGACGACGACGCCCCGACCGGTTCCGGCGCTACGACGGCTGATGGCCGAGGCGATGACGCGCAGTGGGCGGATGGCCACGGCGGTCAACGCCGGGAATCTGTCGCCGGGGTTTCTGGACAATCTGCGCGACCTGTACGGCGGGACGTCGCTGGAGGCGCAGGAGCTGGATGGGCTGGTGGTCGAGACCGATGGCGCCCTGTTTCGGGCCGAGGACCTGGCGCGGACGCGGGGTGATCGGCCGGCGCGGCTGGAGCGGATCGTGGTGGCGGTGGATCCGCCGGCCAGCGCCCACGGCGACGCCTGCGGGATCGTGGTGGCGGGACGCAGGGACCGCACGGCCTATGTGCTGGCCGACCGTTCGGCGCGGGGGCTGTCGCCCGCCGCGTGGGGGCGTCGGGTGGCCGAGACGGCCAGGGAATTCGGCGTCCATCAGGTGCTGGCCGAGGCCAACCAGGGGGGCGAGATGGTGCGAGCCATCCTGGCCCAGGCAGGCTGCGAGCCGCCGATCAAACTGGTCCACGCGCACCGGGGCAAGCGGGCGCGGGCCGAGCCGGTGGCCGCCCTGTACGAACAGGGCCGGGTGGTCCACTGCGACGCCTTTCCGGCGCTGGAAGAAGAGATGATGGCGCTGGGGTCCGACGCTGGCCCCGGCCACAGTCCCGACCGCGCGGACGCCCTGGTGTGGGCGCTGACGCATCTGCTGCTGCACGGCCCGGCGGGGCCGCGGCTGCGAACGCTTTGACCGATTTCAAACGACAAGGAGACGCCCGATGCCGGACGCCTATCAATCCCATGCGCCGTCGCCCAGCGCGCCTGCACGGCGCGCCGAGGCGGTGACGCCGAACGACGCGACGGACCTGGGCCATGTGGCCAAGGCCCTGTATCTGGGCCAGGGCGGCGACATCGTGGTGATCCCCGCCAGCGGGACCGAGGCGGTGACGCTGAAGGCGCACGGGCCGGGTTATGTGGCGGTGCAGACGCGCCGGGTGCTGGCGACCGGCACCACGGCGCAGCAGATCGTGGCCCTGTTCGATTGATGCTGGCGGCGCAGCAGCTGGGTCCCGTGGCGGCGGCGCTGCGCGGGGCCGGCGGGCCCGGGGTGAGGCTGGGCTTCGCCGAAGGTCTGATGGAGCGGGACGGACGGCGTCACGCGACGCTGGACGCCGTGCCGGGTGTGACCTTTGGTCGTGTGGGCGCGGGCCTGGCGCAGGAGGCGGACGGGCGGTGGCGGCCCTTCGCCACGGGACGGCCTCGGATCACCGGACGCGGCCTGCTGATCGAGGGGCAGCGGACCAACAAGGTCGCCTGCCGAAACGCCGCGCCGGTCGATCTGACGGGCGTGGTGCGCACCGGCGACGCGGCGGCGACGCTGGCGCTGGTCGACGATACGGCGGCGCTGCGGGCGGCGGGGCTCGGGGAGTTGATCGACGCCGGGGTGATGACCGGCCGGGTGCTGTATCTGGACAACCGGGCCGGGACCGCGCTGGCGCAGGTGCGGCTGCCGGGGCCGGTCGGCGATCTGACGGACCATGCGGTGTCGCTGGTCTGGCGCGGCGGCGGGCAGGGACGGTTCGGCACCACCCAGACCTTTGGATCCTATGAGGCGCTGGAAGGCGGCTATGTCCGGCGGGCCAAGATCGCCAACGGATTGACCCAGGCGACGCGGGTGTTCGGCCTGGATATCCAGGCGGGGGCCGAGGTCTGGTTCATCCTGATGCAGATGGAGGACGGCGCGCGCGCGACCAGTCCGATCGTCACCGCCGACGCTGCGGCGACGCGGGGGACCGATGCGCTGACGCTGGCCCTGCCGTCCGCGACCGAAATGTGTGTCAGCGGCGAGGTGGAGTTCACCGGCGACGCGGTCGCGGATCAGACGCTGATCGACCTGCATGACGATGACGCCGGGCGGCTGATCGTGCGGCGGCTGCCGGACGGGCGGCTGGCGGCCGAGGTGCGGGCGGGTGGTGTGACCGCCAGTCTGGGATCGGTCGCGCGGGCTGGCGCGCGGGTCGTGCGCTGGGCCGTGAGCCGGGCAGGCAGTGGTTGGACCTTTGTCGCCGACGGGGTGTTGGTCGGGACGGCGAGCGTGGCGGCGCCGGCGCTGAAGGCGTGCCGGATCGGGGCGTTGCGGGGCGGGTCGGCGCCGCTGGACGGCTATGTCCGGCGTCTGGCGTTCGAGCCGGCGGCGCGCACCATCGAGGAATTGAGGGAGCGGACGGCATGAGCATCGACCGGATCGGCCTGTTGTTCGACCCGCCGCCGACGCCGGACGGCGAGCCGGTGGAGCTGGCCGGATGGCATGTGAACCTGACGGTGGAAGCGATGGCGGAGCGGCCGGACCTGGCGGCCTATGTCGTCACGCCGACGCGCCTGCGCCGGACCTGGGCGGGAGACGATCCGGCGGCGCCGAGGATGACCGCGCCGCTGCGTTTCGCCGACGCGGCCCAGGCGGGGGCGCTGCTGGGCGCGGACTGACACTCGATATTTCTGGAGGATCGCCGATGGCGAAATGGCGCTGGCCCATGCACCGTGATGGGGGCCGCGAGCGGCTCCGCGCGCCCGAAACCAAGGACAGCCGGGCGGGGCCGCTGATCGCCCTGACCGGCGTCGGGCGGGCGCGCTGGACGCCGCGAGACTACGCCCATCTGGCGCGCGAGGGGTTCGGCAAGAATGCGGTCGCCTATCGCTGCGTGCGGATGATCGCCGAGGCGGCGGCGTCGACGCCTCTGGTGGTGCTGGCCGGCGGGGTGCGGACGACGGCGCATCCGCTGGCCCGGCTGCTGGACAGGCCCAATCCCGAGCAGTCGGGAGCGGAGCTGATGGAGGCGCTCTATGGCGCGCTGCAGACGGCGGGCAACGCCTATCTGGAGGCGACCGGCGACGAGGATGGGGATGGGGCGCCGGACGAGCTGTGGGCGCTGCGGCCCGACCGGGTGACGGTGGTTCCGGGGCGCGCGGGCTGGCCCGAGGCGTGGGAATATACGGTCGGCGGGCGGTCGGTACGGATCGGGCGGCGGACCGACGGCTGGTCGCCTGTGATGCAGTTGAAGCTGTTTCACCCGACGGACGATCACTACGGGTTTTCGCCGCTGGAGGCCGCGGCCTTCGCCATCGACGTGCACAACGCCTCGGGCGCCTGGAACAAGGCGCTGCTGGACAATGCGGCGCGGCCGTCGGGCGCGCTGGTTTACGGCGCCAAGGACGGCGAGCGGCTGACCGCCGAGCAGTTCGAGGCGCTGAAGGCCGAGCTGGGCGAGGCTCATGCGGGCGCCGCCAACGCCGGGCGGCCGCTGCTGCTGGAAGGCGGGCTGGACTGGAAGCCGATGAGCCTGACGCCAGCCGACATGGACTTCATCGCCGGGAAACATGCGGCGGCGCGGGAGATCGCGCTGGCCTTCGGCGTGCCGCCGCAGCTGCTGGGGATACCAGGGGACGCCACCTATGCGAACTATCGCGAGGCCAACGCCGCCTTCTGGCGCGGAACGGTGATCCCGCTGGTGCGCAAGGCGGCCGGGGCGATGACCGGCTGGCTGGGCGGACGGTTCGCCGACTGCCGGATCGAGCCGGACCTGGATGCGATTCCGGCGCTGCAGGTCGAACGCGACGCGCTGTGGGCGCGGCTGAATGCGGCGGGGTTTTTGACCGACGAGGAGCGTCGACGGATGGCGGGGGTGGGGGAATAGGCGGACCGCCTCTCCCTCCCCTTCATGGGGAGGGTGGCTGAGCCGTCAGGCGAAGCCGGGTGGGGGCGGCAAGGCTGATCAGGCGCGCCTTGCATCGCCACGCCCTCCCCACCCGGTCTCCGCTTCGCTTCGACCACCCTCCCCGGGACGGGGAGGGAGAAAGGTGATGATGACCGACATTCGAAAAATCCCCGTAGCCCTGATCGCGGCGCTGCTGATCCAGACGATCGGCGGGCTGGTGTGGGCCGGAGGGGCGGCGGCGCGGATCGCGACGCTGGAGCAGCGGGTGGGCGAGCAGCGGCTGGTCGCCGAACGCCTGGCCCGGCTGGAGGAGCAGGGGATCGCCACGCGCGCGGCGGTCGAACGGATCGAACGACGGCTGGAGGGGAAGTGATGCGCAACGACATTCTCCCTCCCCTTCATGGGGAGGGTGGTCGCGAAGCGACCGGGTGGGGAGGGCGCGGCGATGCGGCTCGGCGCGTGAATAGCCTTGCCGCCCTCACCCGACCTCGCCCTGCGGGCTCGGTCACCCTCCCCGAGACGGGGAGGGAGAGGGGCGCGCTTCTGATCCACGGCTACGCCTCCCTCTGGGGCGTGGCCGATCTGAACGGTGACGTGACGGCGCGGGGCGCCTTCGCCGACAGCCTGGCGCGGAGCGGGGCGGGTGGGGTGCGGATGCTGCATCAGCACGAGAGCCGCGCCGTGGTCGGCGTCTGGGACCGGATGGTCGAGGACGAGCGCGGCCTGTGGGTCGAGGGTCGGATCGAAGACTGGTCCCCCGAGGCCCGCTACGCCGCCGCCCTGGCCCGCGCCGGCGCCCTGGACGGCCTGTCGATCGGCTTCCGCGCGGCGAAGGCGCGGCGCAAAGGGCGGTTGCGGGTGCTGAGCGGGGTCGAGCTGTGGGAGGTGTCGCTGGTGACGTTTCCTATGCTGCCGACAGCCAGATTCAGGCCGCTGGCCTGAGACGACAGGGCGGAAAGATCGCCCGACTTTGATGAGGCCGAGGCTTCGTCGTTCAAACCGGAGAAATCATGAAAGAGACCAAGACCGCTTCGGCTTCGCCCGAGGCGCGCGCCGCCATGCATGAGATGATGGCCGCGTTCGAGGCGTTCAAAGGGGCGAACGACGCCCGGCTGGACGAGATCGAGAAGAAGGCGTCGGCCGATGCGCTGCTGGAGGAGAAGGTGGCGCGGATCGACCAGGCGGTGGCCGGGGCGCAGGCGCGGCTGGATCGGGCGCTGAGCGAGGGGCGCAGGCCGATGCTGGGCGGCGAACCGCCCGCCGTCGCGGCGGCGCCCGAGGCCAAGGCGGCCTGGGACGGCTATATGAAGTCGGGTCAGTCCTATGGGCTGGAGGTCAAGGCGGGCCTGTCGTCGGCGTCGAACTCGGCCGGCTATGTCGTACCGCCGGAGACGGAGCGGGCCATCGAGCGGCGTCTGATGGCGGGCAGCCCGATGCGCGAGATCGCCACGGTGCGCACGGTCGGTTCGGGCGTGTTCCGAAAGCCGGTGTCGACGGCGGGCGTGACCGCCGGCTGGGTGGCCGAGACGGCCGCGCGACCCGAGACGGACCCGGCGACGCTGGCGCTGCTGGAATTCGCGTCGGCCGATCTCTACGCCTGTCCGGCGGCGACGCAATCCTTGCTCGACGACGCGCTGATCGATCTGGACGAATGGCTGGCGGCCGAGGTCGAGGACGCCTTTGCGGCGCAGGAGACGGCGGCGTTCGTCGGCGGCGACGGGGTGAACAAACCCAAGGGCTTCCTGGCCTATGAGACGGTGGCCGAGGCCAGCCACGTCTGGGGCAAGATCGGCCATGTCGTCTCGGGCGCGGCGGGGACGTTCGCCAGCACCAATCCGACCGACAAGCTGATTGACCTGATCTATGCGCCCAAGGCCCAGTACCGGCCCAACGGGCGGTTCGTGATGAACCGGCGCACGGTTTCGGCGGTGCGCAAGTTCAAGGACGCGGAC